ACAAGAAAAAGAAGGCTTACGACTTTTGAAAGAAGGTTTAGAAGAAGTAATTAATTCGGGAAAACAAAAAGCAGCAGAATTAGGTGTAGCAGTTGCAGAAGCTGTTAGTAAGGCAACTGCAGAACAAGCTGATAGCATGTTTAAGAAATATAGGTTAGAATTTCAAAAACTTGGTGTTGAGCAAGCAAAGTTTATTGCTTCAAAAAATCCTGTAAAAACTATTGAAGGTATTGAGGCCCAGGCACAACTAGATAAGAAACTACTAGACATTGATAGTGAAATAGTAAATTCAAACTATGATTTAGCAAAAAGTATTGATAGTATTAATTTTACTATACAAGCAGAGAGAGATGATAGAAAGCTTAAAGAATTAAAATTTAAAGAGGAATCTGGTACGCCATTAACTAAGAGTGAATCAGATCAATTATCAAATTTACAAAAAAGAACAGATCCAGAACTAATGGCTAGAGCTCAATTACTATTAACGCAAACTGCAAAACAACTAGGTATAACACAAAAAGAATATGAAACAGAAGTTACAAAATATGTACAGATATTTCCAGCACTAGCCGGACAGCTTAATAGAAATTTAACTGCAAGTTTAAAAAGACAGGCTAATGATTATAAAAAGGAACAAATAAGTATAACTGCAGAAATTGCTAAAATAGATTTAAGTACACAGCGAGTAATTGAAAGTATTGATAATGAAATTCAAAGTATAAATACTGCTCTAACTAATATAGGTAATGATACCCCTGAGCGCATACAAGTACAAATGAATGCTGCTGAAAGAATTTATAAGCTTGAAACTGATAAAATAGAAGCACTTACTCAGGCAAAATTAGATAATTTAGCTAAATTACAAAAAAGTTCTACACCTATGTCTGCAGCTGAAGAACAAGCATCTAAAAACCGAATAGCTAACGAAAAAGCTATGGCATTATCAAAGTTAGAGCAGAATAAGCAGGAAAGAGATTTACAAAATAAAGCTCAACTAACCTATCTAGAAGAAAAGCGTAAATTAGATGCTACAATTGCTATTACTGAAGCTCAGAAGGGACTAATAATAGGCGAGGGAATACTAGCAGAAAGGCTTAGACAAACTAAAGATATAGTTTTAGAAAAAGCAAGATTTGCACAAGATGAATTAGAATTAACTAATAAATTAAATATTAGCAGAGCAGCCTTAGCTAAATTTGATAAACAATATGAAGGCATGGAATTTTTAACTCCACAGCAAATGACAGATCGTGAAGCCTTAAACGCTCAGGTAAAAGCAGATGAAAATGCCTTAAATAATAAAAAGAATACTAATAAAATTGTAGGTGAAGGCAACGCTTTACAACGAGAGAGAAATTTATTAGTTATGCAGCAAGCCTTAAATCAGGCAACGCTTGAGTATAACTTAGCTAGAGAAAGTGCAGCTAATGATAAAATATTTGACCAAAGACAAACAGCACTTAATGTATCTGAACAAGAATTAGACATAAAAGAAAAATTAGGTTTAATTATAGATAGAGAATTGCAAGTAGCGCGAGCAGATTCAGCAATAAAGAAAATAAACTTAGAACTTGAACGAGAAAGTTTTAGATTAAGTCAAGAAAAATTACGAATAGAACAGCAGTTAAAAGATGCTCAACAACGAGCTGGTACAACTCAAGAAATGGATATTAATGGAAATATTACTTATACACAAAATGAAACCCCAGAAATTATAAATCTTCGTGGACAGCTCAAGTCTACAGACGAAGCCATTGACAGAACTAAAATTAAAGCCGCAGATAGTATAGCAAGCATTAATAGAGATCTAGAAATTACTCCTAGAATGGAACGATATAGTCAAGCATTTAAAGGTTTTTTTGATAGCATGGGTGATGCTATTGCAAATTGGGCCATGACTGGTAAGTGGAATAGTAAGGAACTAATAAATAGTTTAATAAGTGATCTATTACGCTATGAATTGCGGCTACAAACTCATGCACTTTATATGCAAACTATAAGGCCATTAATAGGTAATATGGCGGGTGCATTATTTAATAATAATAGTGGCGGCTTTTTAAGCTCAATATTTGGTGCTGGTGGAAATGTGTCATATGTAGAGGGTGGATTTGGAACTCCTGGCGGGTTTGCTTTTGCCAAAGGTGGTGCATTTGGTACTATGGGTTCTATACCAGGCTATGCTAAAGGTGGAATGTTTACTAATCAAATAGTAAATAGTCCTACACTATTTAAAGCGGCCAAAGGATTAGGAGTAATGGGTGAAGCAGGACCCGAAGCCATTATGCCCCTAAAGCGCGATAACCAAGGAAATCTTGGAGTTCATGGCGGCAGCCAAGGAAATGTAGAAGTTGTAGTTAATAATTATACTAGTGAAAAAGCACAGGCAAAAGAAACTACTGATAGCCGAGGAAATCGTCGTATAGAGGTACAAATTGGTGATATAGTTGCTGGCCAGATGACTACTCCAAATAGTAGTGTTCAGCAAGCAATGACTAATGGATTTAGTACACGTCCTAGAATGGTTAGGAGATAATTATGGCAGTAGTACCATGGCATGTAGATTTACCACAAGTACCGCAAAAAGATTTTCAAGAAACTGTAGGTATTAATATAATACGAACTAGTATGGATATGGGACCATCTAAACAAAGAGTGCGAAGCAAAAGACCTAGCACTCTTCAGCTAAATTTTATAATGACCAAAACACAAACAGAAAGACTGGAGAGTTTTATTATAACTGATTTAGCAGGTGTAAAAAGATTTAGTTGGAAACATCCTAGAACGGGTAGTAATATTGAATGTAGAATAGTTCCACAAGGTGATGGAGAATTTTATACACTTAGTTATTTAGCACCAGATTACTACCAAGTAAACTTAAAATTTGAAATACTACCATGAGTCGTTTAAATAGGCTATCAGCTGCAGCTATTAAAGCAATGTTTTCATCAGAAACTGATGAACAACTTATAATGTTGATTGAAATTACCGATCCAACTATTAGTACAGTTACACAAACAATTAGTAGTACTAATCAAATAGTTATAACAAATATAAATTATTATAATATAGATGATAATATAATTTTTACTACTAGTACGGGAGGATTAACCGCTGGTGTAACTTATTATATAGTAGAAATTGATTATACGACTGCTAGAATTAAAGTTAGTCTTACACCTAGAGGTTCTGTAGTTATATTAACAACTAGTAGTATGCAAACTAATTTTAAGCGAGTATTTAGAATTAGTGATAACTGGAAAGAACGTTTAACTTATACTACTGATGATGAAGTAATTTATGGTGTAAAAAGTACTAAAAATGGATTAGCCAGAGAATTTATTTTTATTCCTATAGAAGTAGAACTACCTCAAGAAACTGATAGTGGGGAAACTAGTTGTAGGTTAACTATTAATTATGTAACCCAAGAGTTAATAGATTTGATAAGATCTAGTCTAACAAAACCAGCAGATGTTGCTATTGAATTAGTTTTATCTAGTTCTACAAATACTATTGAAGCCGAATTTACAAGTTTTTTTATTACTAATGTTAATTATAATGCTACACAGATAACATTTGAGTTAAATATGATTCCTCTTAGTAGAGAGCCTTTTCCAGCATATAACTTTACTCCACTATATTTTCCAGGATTATTTTGATTATGTATAATAAATATGTAGGGATCCCTTATTTAGAAAATGGAAGATCTACTAGTGGATTAGATTGCTGGGGATTAGTACGCTTATTTTATAAACAAGAATTTAATATAGATTTGCCAAGCTATCTAGAAGAATATAGTGGTAGTTACGATCCTAAATTGCCACAAATTATAGAAAATTATAAAGATAACTGGACAAAAACTTGTGCTCCTAAATTAGGAGATATATGCTTATTTAATATGCTAGGCGAACCTACTCATGTAGGTATTTATTTAGGTAACACTAAATTTTTGCATGCTAGACAAGATCAAGCTAGTGTTATAGAATCTATACAAAGGCCAATCTGGCGTAATAGATTGGAAGGTATCTATACTTATACACCTAAAAGTAGTATTATACAACTTAGTGGTATGCCACACCCTTTTCAGCAAAATAAAATTGTAGAATTTATTGCAGATGGAACTACTGTTAGAGATTGTGTTAACTTTATTACTGAAAAATATAAAATTAGTACTAAGCTAGTAAAACAATTGCTAGTATTTGTTGACGGTGTACGAATTCTATCAGAACATTGGGCCACAACTGTACTTAGAGCAGGTCAGCAGGTTACCTATAAAACAATACCACAAGGCAGACAGGCACTACGTACACTATTAATGATAGCAGTTGTTGTTATTAGTCAAGGTATGGCTTTACAAGTAGCTGGAGCTTTATTTCCTACACTTACTGGTACTGCAGCTGTTTTTGCTGTAGCAGCTACTCAAATGGCTCTAACTGCTATAGGTATGATGTTAGTAAATGCCTTAGTACCAATTCGACCTCCTAAAATAGAACCACCAGAAACTACTCAACAATTAAACTTATTTAGTGGTAGTGCAAATCGTGCTAATCCCTATGGAGCTATTCCTGTTGTACTAGGTCGTTTACAGTTTACTCCTCCACTAGGTTCACAACCTTATATAGATACACAAACTACTACTAGCTATATGCATATGCAGCTAGTATGGGGGTTTGGTCCACTACGTGTAGATCAAGATCAATTCTATGTTGGTGCTAGTAAGATTGATACTTACTATACAAATAATCTTGCTAATGAAATAGTACCTAAACCAGTAACTGTTAGTGGCTTTATAGATAAAACTACTGGCTTAGAAACAGAAACAGAAGTTATTACTAGATTTAACGCACTCTATCCTAGTATTACAGAGCAGCAATTTAAAAATGTAGATTTAGAAAATTTAAATAATCCTGCAAATACAGAAGTTATTACTTTTCAAGAAACACAAGCCACTAAAGTTCAGGCTATAATTAGCTTTCCTGAAGGTTTACGAAAAATTAATATTAAAGATGGAAAAAGTTCTGCTAGTCAAGTAACACTACAAGCTCAATTAGAAAAAATTAATTCTTCAGGTAATGTGACTACTATTAATGACTGGAGTACTACTACTACTTTTAATCAAACTACTAGTTTTACTACAGTACCAAATGGAGCTGATCCTGATAATAATATTATTTATAAAGACTTATATCAAAAAACAGTATTTTGTATAACTACTAAAGGTGGTATAGTATCTATAAGCGGAACACCTAGTGATAGCTCAACTCAAAATCCTAGTAGTAGTCTGATTCAATTATTAAAGGAAACTAGTTTAACTAGTTTAGTACCTGATATAAATAACAACTATACATTTGATCCTATTATTCCTAATGGATATGAACCACTTTATAGTATTGTAACAGGTCGTAACTATTTGAAAATTAATAGTGAAGTTGTTTATGATTTAGCCAATGGTATATCACTACCAACTAATACAATAAGTAGAACAGTTCCGTTAAGTAGTAGTAGTTTTTCACATAATGGTTTTGTTTTTAGTATAACTCCACAGGAAGAATTTGTTCCTGATGATAGTGGTAGCAGCGGTGGCGGCGGCCTATAAAATAGGAATATAGTAATGACAACTAGATTTACAGGTAATTGGTCTATTAGTATTAGTCCAGGAACTCTTGGCAGCTCTATAAATAATAACACAAATCTACAGCCACAAGCTGGTGGAGCACTTCCTGGTCCTCAAATAATCTGGACAACAAAACAAATTTTAAATAGTACTAGTGTTACTAATAGTGGTGCTTGGGGTGCAATTTCAGGCACAGAAAAAAGTTTTATGAATGAATATGCTGTATGGTACAGTACTAATACTAGTTTTGATCAAACTGTTACTGTTAATTTTCCTTATGAAGGTAGTTATACTGTTGAAGCTGCAGTAGACAATAAAGGTAAAATTATTATTGATAATCAAACAATAGAAATACCAAATAATTCTTTTAAGTCTCAAAGCAGTACAGCTCCTTATATAACAAATGTATATGTAAATGCTGGAATTAAGTCAATTAGAATACAAGCTAGTAATGATGAACAAACTACTATTCTTGATCCTAATAGAGCAAATGCAGGAATTGCTATACGCATAGTATTTATAGCAGATAATATAGTAAATTATGTGCCTGGAGCAAATTATATTACTATAGGTGATAATGAATTTATTAACTATAAAGATGGATTTAATTTTCCTATTACCTGGGATAATTTAGTACCTGGGCAATATAGAGTAAAACTAACTAGAACAAGTACTAGTGATCCAGACTATCAAACAGATTATAGACATAGTTTTCGCACACAATTTTTATCTGCTACTGCTTTTAAACCTGGAATAAGTATACAGCCTCCTAAAGGTATTGGTATTTGCAGAACAGGATTAGTTGTAGAAAGTAGTGGAAAAGTAAATGGTCAAATAGATGGAATAAATGCATTAGTAGAAACTTTAGGCTGGGATTATGTAACACTACCTAATAATACTAAAGGTTGGGTAGCTTTTCAACCTATTAATAATCCTGCAAGTTTATTTGTGCATGTTCTTATAAGTAAAGCAAATGCTTATAATATATCTGAAACAGAAATGTGGACTAAAATTAATAGGCTAGAAATAGAAGATTGGCATACTTATTGTAATACAGAAGTAGCTAATGTTAGACCAATATTAACTTATAATGGTATCGTTAGTTCAACTACTAGTATACTAGATATACTAAAAGATATTTGCGCTGCTGGTATGGCTAGTCCTGTATTTATTGATGGAAAATGGTCAGTAGTAATTGATAGAGCTAGACCACATGTTATACAACATTTTACTCCACATAACAGTTGGGGATTTGAAGCTACTAAAAATTTACCAAAACTTCCTGATGCGCTACGTATAAGTTTTCCCGATGAAACAAATAGTTTTCAGGTAAAAGAAATACTAGTAGCTAATTTTGGTAAAACTATAGCTGATGCAAAAATTATTGAAGAAATACAATTACCAGGAATTACTAGAATAGAACAAGCAAGATATTTTGCTAGATGGCATCTTGCTCAAATGTACTATAGGCCAGAAATATTTTCAATTAATGTAGATTTTGAATACTTAATATGCACTCGTGGTGATCGTGTAAAAGTTACACATGATATACCACTTTGGGGTGCTGGCAGCGGTAGAATTAAAGCAATTAGTTCAAATTTACTACAATTAACTCTTACAGAACCAGTATATTTAGAAGCAGGAAAATCTTATCAAATTAGAATAAGAACAGATAATTTAACCAGTAGTATTGGTAGTGGAAGTATTGAGCGCACCTTAAGTACTATAAGTACTAGTGGTAACTATGATATAATAACTCTATCTAGTGCTGTTAATAATACCGTAAAAGTTGATGATTTATTTATGATTGGTGAATTAAATAAAATTACTCAAGATTTATTAGTTCAATCTGTTGAGCCTAGTAGTAATACTAGTGCTAAATTAACATTAGTAGAATATACAGATAGTATTTATAATTTTCAGTTTAGGCCATTTGATGAATCTACCACTCAATTACCAAGCTATAGTATAAATATATCTAAACGACTAGGTTCTGATACAACAAAAAATACTATAGCTGTAAGCCCTATAATAATTAGCATAGAAAGTAGAAATGAATTTAGTGAGCAACTATCTCAAGGAAACTATCAAAATATAACAATTATTACTTGGGAAAATGCTATTAATTTGCCAGTTATTGCTGAAAAAGTAGAATTTCAAATTATATCAGGCAATGAACAATTTAATGATAAAAAGCAATTAGGTGTATATATAGCAAATAAAGAAACTATTAGCTATATTGTTAGAGGACTTGAAAAAGATAAAGTTTATAAATTTAGAGCTAGATATAGAAATGGAACAGGAAATATTGTTGGTCCATGGAGCGAAGAATATGCTATAACTATAACTGGTAAAAATAGTAATCCATTTAAACCAACTGATCTACAAATAACACTAGAAGGCACAAACATAGTAGTTAAACCAACTCTAGCAACTGGTGTAACAGTACCAGCAGACCACAAAACGTACGAGTTTAGACTATATCGTAGTAGCGTAGGTATTACAAATAATAATAGTCAAGATCAAGATATTGATTTTTGGGATACTAGTTGGGATGCTACTAATATGTTGAAGGCTCAAAGTAGAACCCAAGCAGTATTTAATTTATTAGATTTACCAAGTAGTAGTACAAATAGACGTATTAGTGCTAGTGGTATAGATTATAGAATAGCTTGTAGAGCACTAAATAATACAGATAATTATAGTGCAACAAGTGTGCTAGGTAGTATAAAAATTAAGACCATTCAGTAGGAAAAAATATGGCCCTAAGAATTACACCAGGATATAAATCTTTAAATTTATATTTTGATCAACCAACAGATGCATTTGATGTAGATGATGTAGATACTACAGGTACGGTACAAGTAGCCGATAATTCTTATAGAATGGATCTTGATGGTTTAAAAGTTTGGATAAGTGATACTAGTTGGGGAGCTAGTAACCCAACTGGTGATCCCTACTATAATGGACCTTTTCAGGGTTATCTTAGTATAGATAAATTAACTACTACTAGTGCTAGTTCACTAGCAGACAATAAAATTTACTATATTAAATATGCACTTATTAGCAGCATAGATCGAGACAGTTACAGTATTAGTGCTGAACAATCTGCTACTACACTAGATGTTGCTGTAGAAATACAAGGCTGGCTAACTCGTGATCCTATAGAAATACCTACTGATGGAGACGGAACAAATCCTGTATATACTGGAGCAACTGGATCATTTACGGTATATAAATATTCTCAAGATATTAGTACTAGCACAGATGTAACCTATTCGGTAGTTAGTGGCAGTAGTGTTGGTGGGGTAGCTGTAAGTTTTGGTACAGGTGCTAACAAAAATAAATATACTGTTACAGCTATTACAGATTTAACTGGTACTATTACGCTTAGAGCAACTTATACAGATCCACAAAATACTAGTAGAATAATTATAATTGATCAAATATTAAATGTAAGTAAACGTAGACCAGGACAAACTGCTCCACTTGTAGTA